GGTCGATCCCCCGAACATCAGCCACTCCATTGAGGGCATCCTCGTAACTGAGAGGGTGGACAAACTCATGGAATGTCGAACCTTCCTTGAAAACGACCTCGTCAAGTTTCTTGAGAAAATCTTCTTTGGCGAGTTTCATGTATCGAGGATTGATGGGTGGAAGTTCCTCTGTGCAATTCGTCAGATGTCTGAGCCTGGTGGGTTGAACCGCTGATTTCGGGGGTGTCGTGTCTTTAAGCACTAGCCCAGCTGCAATCAGGGGTTCCTGGATGATGGAGCTCTTGATGTCAGATGAGAATCTGGATCTTGGCAACGCGTGTTGACCATGAACCTCCATGTTGAAATCCTTCTCAGCGTCCAAGGAATGGATTGGATTGAAGGCGTGAACTTCTGGATTGGTCTTGATGTCTTTGTTATAAATCTCTGACCTACGATCAGATGTTTCAGATATCTTGACGTAGTTCTTTGCCTTTGTTTCCTCAACGGAGCTCAACCCGAGCAATACTGCTCCGGATCTCTGAGTGCCGACCTTGCCGGCAGAATGCATCCCCACTAGCACTGGGTTGCGACCAGCGGTGAAGATCATTGAGCCACACATTCCATTGTGGTTTTCAGCCTTATACTCGAACCCTTGATATTCACCAATGTCCGTGACAGAAATCTTTCCAACTTTGGTGACCTCGGTAACAACTTTGTAAGCTGAAGGAGGCACGTAAACGGATGGATCTGTCAGAATAGATTCATGGACATGGTAAACCATGACCTTGTCACCTTTCTTTAGGGCTGTTGCTTCTGGTGTGGGAGCCATGTACTTAGTAAAGTCATATGTATCTCCGCCATCAGGAAGATCCACGATCACTGCATCGGCACCAAAGACGGGTCTCATGTTGCTCTCATTGACGAGAGTAGTGAAACGCTTGATGCCAACACCGGGGTGGGTGGCGTACTTGACCTGATAGGTCTTTCCAGGTTTGAACTGGTGACCTGTTATCAACCACTCACAGCCACCGACAGGGAAAGAATTGCACCATTGGGGTTTACCAGTTGGTGTGTCATTCAACTCATCGTATTCCTGTATCGTGACAATGTGAAGGTTGCGGTCAATCTTAGCCTCCAACTGCCCAAGTGTCGATGACTTGGACGCTTCTGAAGCCTCTGCCACATTCGAGTAGACTCTGCGGAAAGCGTCATCTCGATTGGCAATTTGCCGTGGATTATCTGCTGCAGCTTGTATGCGAGTGATGTAAGCGCCCTGGCCGTTTAAGGGCTGGGGGGACATCATCTTGTGCACTGCAAAGCCAACAAGGCCAAGAGCTGAAATCGTCCCCAAAGCTAACATTGTGTCAGTGGGTTTGAAATTGTGCTTAGCTTGGCGGATGCTGATGGCCCATTGAGGTATGGGCTTGTTGAGCAACAGCTTCAGTCTATCTGTGTAGCTGATTGGCTTGGGTTCGTGGGCAAAAGGCTCAGGGTAATTCTCGAAATTCCGTCTGCACTCCTCAACTGTTGGGACAGTGCTATATCCCGAAAGGCTGTAGTCAGTTAAGATTTCCTCAAAATAAGGATTATCTTTGACTTTAGCATTGAGGGGATCAGCACGTCCAAAACCAGCGAACAGGCCGACTTGAGTATCAAGTTTGTCCGGGTCTTTGAAATCAACGAGGATTGGAGCGGATGCACACTTAGCACATGGCATTGTGTACAAATCGTGATGCTTGCAATGTTCCTTCTTG